ATTAAGAAACCATATCTTTTTACCGCCAGAAATTACAGGTTCGCTATTATATGCTTCGCTCTGAATTTTTCCTTTTGCAGTAACCATTTTCCCTCCACAGATTCGCTAGGTGGATGATAAAATTTTCTGTTTCCACACTTTACACAATATGTTTCTAGGTGATCTATGTTTGAATGTATTCTATCAACAAACATTTTTCCTTCGCATCTTTTACATGTCATATTAGTTTGGTACACCAATTGCAATCACATTAACGCCAACTGATGCTGTTCCAGAAGTTCCAAACTTTACAATAAACTGAACCTCTGAAGTTGTAATAGAGGTTATCACAACGCTTGTATTTGATCCAGCAGTTGTTCCGCTTATGTTTACAATTGATGCAGTTGCAATTGGAGGAAATTTAAAGTTAGAAAATGTTACAGAGTATGTTTTTTCTTGGCCAGCAGTTACTGTTTCATTGTTTGCAATAGACTTATACTTACCAACAAATTTTGTATCTGATGTCTTTAAACTTTTCTTTTCTGCTCCAACTACGTCAACATCTGTGTAGTTGTATGTTGCATCAGAAATAGAAGTAGAAAGGTCATTGACTGCCTCTGCTAACTGATAAATATATGTAACATCAAGAGGTTGCCCTCTTTCTGGTAGTGGTACTTTTGCCATTTTATTCCTCCTATTAGATTATATCAAAGATTGTGATCCAGAATCAAAGATTCCCAATCCTGCTTTTATTTGTTTTTTAGATGACGCTAGTTGTATCTTTACACGTACAGTTGCTGTTCCTTCATTTAAAAAAGAATATGAATGAACTGTTGATGTGCCGTGCCAAAAAAATGCATTACTATCAAAACTAACAAAAACATCATATTCTGGATGAAGATTTTCATCTCCCCATACTGCTGTAATTATTTCCTCAGTTATTGAAAGTGCTCCGCTTGTTCCAACTACATTAGCACCATCAGAATTATATATGGGAGACCAATGAGAGGTTCTGTTTCTGTCTTCAGAAATGACTCTGTATCTTGTGTTATATTTTAAAGTATCATGGTCAATTGGTGGCAGCAATGATTTTGAAATTCTTGTTTTTTTAATGTTTGCATCAGCCATTATGTCACACCAATAGAGAATCTAAACTCAATATAATTACTTGTATTTGGTGATTTAATAATAGTTGCAGAAGTATCATTTTTAATAACTGAGTAACCAGTCAAACCATACAGTGGATTTGTTGTTGCAATATTTTCAAGTCTCATTGCATCCAAAGCAATATAGTAATCAGATGAAGGAAGCGGTCCTCCACTAATACCAGTATCAATAACACAAGCATAAATCTTAACAACAGTAACTGCTTCCCATGTAAAATTTTGAGTTGTGTACAGTTCTTGTAATTGTTTCTTTACTACAAAGTATCTATTTGTTTCAAAGTCATATCCATCAAAACCATTCTCAATATCAACTTCAAACCTTGCATATACATCTGGTTCTGCAACATCAGTGCCTGCAAAATCAATCAATATTCTAATTGTGTCTGGAACTGCTACAGAATCTCCATCTTTATTAACTAAAGAAAAGGCAAACCTTAGTTCGTCTGTTGGAGAGTTTTTAGAAAAATCAACATTTGGTGCAGTTAAGTGTATATGGTTTGATCCTGGCTCAATAACAATATGATCAACTCCACCAGATCCACCACCATCTAAACTTAAATCTGAGTCGTCTCCTTGAATCAAGATAGTGTTATTTAAAAACCTTGCACGCTCATATCTTTCAAGTCTATTTGTTTTATAAAAAATAGAGTTGTCAGCATTTGTCTGAAATACACCGTCTGTTGCAATAACATTGTCATCTTCTGGATCATCCAAAGGAGTAGAAACTGTTGGTATTGCTGTTGCAGCAGAGTTGGTGTGGTGAATCCAAGTTTCTCCTTGTGCAAATGAAAATACTGTTTTACTATCATTGGCACCAGCAGATGGGTTTGATCCTGCAGAGTATAGACCTACCTCTGTTATTTCATATCTTTCTTCTGTTGGCAGTTCTGCTGTTAGGACTATCTTATCAATACCGCTTTCATTTATAAAACCTCTAGAGGAAATTGGTACTCTAAACATCTCAAAATCTAGGTTTGTTTTTGTTGCAAAGTCATCAGCAACATCTTCTGTCTGTAATGGCTGAGGGCCACATCCAACTGCAAGATATGAAGCATAGGCAGGAGCCTGCCCTAGCATATATTTTCCTATTATACTCTTGCCTTTATTTGTAATCATGATACAGTCTCTCCAAAGTTCGCTTCATATATTGTACCATTTATGGCGATTTGAACCTCTATCTGTTCATCATTATTCATATTAACAGTCTCAATAATTAAATCTCCAGTTGCTTCTTCAATATAAACATTTTCACCATTAACCCCATTTCCTTCAAGAGGAACTTTTTCTTCAAACTTAATTGCAAAGTTAGCAAAATATGTATCAGAGGTAGACTGTAGCCTTAAAATATTATTTGGGTTATATCTTTGCTGGACTAAACCAAGATTTTTAATTGGTGAATAAGACACTCTTTGGCCATTTATAATGTCATTTCTAGAAACACTTAGCAACTCATGACCACCAATATCTTCAAATATTAAATCTGTCATAATTTCTACAGACATAGATTGATCATCAAAAAGAACAGTATCTATTGGCGCAGTCTTTGTTGGGGGTGTAGAGTATGCCGTTACTACTGTTGCGTTTGACGGAGTTTGTGGAACTGGAGATACTGTCATTTTAAACCTCACTCAAATAGATTGTCATGTTTGGTCCACTTTCTGATCTTTGATACTCTATATTATAAACTACAAACCTAGAAGAATCTTTAGAAACTAAATCTAAACCAGAAGAATCCTTGTAGTTTATAGTTACTATGTCTCCAAGTTGTAAAGTTGGAATGCTAAATATATTCATTCCAACAGATTTCTTAGGCACCATTAATTTATTTATAATCCAGTTCATCATTGCATCTGCATCATCTTGTGTTTGAATATAAGGACTATCAATGCTAAATTCATTTTTCCCGTAGGTTAATCTACTTAACTTTATTTCATCATATCTTGACTTTTCAACTAATGGAGAGTATGTTAGTGTGCTTCCAACTAGTTCTGGGTCAGAAAGATTGCCACGCTTTTTAAAGAATTCATCTACAGTTAGTTCATGTGTTGTATCTTGTGTAAATGTAATTCCTTGAATTCTTAAAAAGTTTCCAGTTGTTTCATCTAGGTTCAATGCCTTATCTGTTGAATTAAATATTAAAAATTCTGCACCATATGAGTCTGCATAAAATCCAGATGTTGTATATCCTTTTATATTATTAAATGTAGGTGAAAGTTTTGCATAAAGTGCTGGGTATGCACGATCATACTTAATATCAAAATATGCACATTCACGCATAATAGAACCAAACTCTTCAAAATACATGTCATACTTTGGTGGTTGTTGTGCACTAATTCCAGATAAATATGTTGATTGAACAACACCGCTCATTGCATACTTTCTAAATGACTCTGTAACATCAATATCTTTGTCTCCAAATACTTGACCCAAGGTTTCGTTTACAGTAAATACTGTGTTTTGGCTGTAGTTTTTAGATAAAGCATATATATTTTCAAACATACACTTTGATGATCCACGCACAAATAATGCCATATTGTTATATGTTGGAAGTGGGTCTGTGTCATCTACAACCTTTATTAGTTGATTATTTATATATAGATAGAATCTTCTAGTATTACCTATGTCAATATATTCTACTGATAAATCATATACCGTTGAATTTTCTTCTCCCGCAAGTCTTTGTTGACCAGTAAACTTTCCATCATCAACAATAATCTTTGATAGTCCTCCCCAAAGTTTTACTGGTATTGCATCTGAGTTTGAAGAGTCTTTTTTAATTTTATAGAATACAACATTGTTTACTGAAAATTGTGCATTATTATTTTCGTCAACCTTAAGATATGAGTTTATATTATCTTCAGTAAGTGCAACAATTTCAAAGTAATACCCATTGTTTGTTTCTGGATTTAACAAAAATGCTAGTCCTCCAGAGCCACCACCTATATTTATATTCTGGTCTGGTTGGTTTCCAGATAACTGATAGTAGGTAACGCTTCCATTTGGAGACTGTGTTCTAGTTGTATTATTTTCAATTTTGCCAACAATTCTTAACCTTGTTCCAAAATGTTTATAGGCATTATTTAAATTCTTATATACATAAGACACAAAGTTTAGTGGAGTTTCTGTTGTCTTAAATGATGGACCATTAAAAACTAATGCAGATGACTGAATTGTTCCTGTTTGGGTTGATGGTAGTTTATTAACTTCTGTTTCACTTAAATAACTTGTAGCCATAAAATTCTTTATAATGCTGTTTCTTGTTGACTGTCTAGCAACTGCATTGCTTACTCCTGC